ATTTTCTTGCGGACGAATTTATTTGTAAGCCCACTCTTATTGAAATCATACCTTCCAGTAGTGAAGAACGAATCAATCCTCCTGTTTCCATCTGGGCCGAAATCGTCTTTGTAGTCTACTGTGAATTCGTAAAGTCTATTCTTGTTGTCTTTATCAAATGAGAATCCAAAGCCGCGCTTTTGGTTTTCTATCAGAGCAGACAATAATTGAGTTGGTCGGAAGCCAGTCCAGATTCCGTTCCACCTAAATGAGAGTTGAGCGTCTGGTGATGGAGAAGACGATTGGTCGAGATCGAGAACAACCATTCCTCTGTGATACCTATTCAACCCCTCAACTCCTACTGTTCTCGTTGTCTGTGGCGCGACTGTGCTAATCAGATAGTTGTCGAAGAACATCGTAGAAGCGAATTGCTTTAACCACGGAGTATCATTCTGAACCCACTTGTTCACTTCGCGGGATAGTTTACGAAGTGAGAAGTATCTGGCGAATTCAGATTGGCTATTAGAATAGAACGCCCAACCATCGTGCGACCTAAACCAAAGCTCAGAGTTGGCTAGTCCTACATACGGGCTTGTGCATCCACGGCCAAGCAATGAGATTCGCTGGATGTTTGATGTGTTCCATTGGATTCTAGGTAAGCTGACATCCATTGAGAATGCACCATTGGTTGTTAGGATAACTAGCTCGCCTTGGCCGCGAAGGTTGGTTCCAATCTGAGGCATTACCTTCATTGCTGTAATGTTCCCCATCATGGCTGGTGTCGCAAACGCACCACCCTCTGCCCAGTAGGTTATCTCTGTGAAGTTCTCCGTATTGGTTGTATCGGTAAACCCATTGCCGAAGATAATGTCAGATGCGTAGATTTGATTGAATCTATCTGACACAAATACTCGACCAAAAGCATATTCCATCACAGTCCCAATCGGCATCTTTTGGTTGTATGGATTTAGTCGGTAAGCTGGAATAGTAAGATCGCCATCCCACGCGATTGCGTTCTGGTATCCGTTCTGGATGTATACTCGATCCTCTGCTTGGACAAACCAAGTGTGCATCATACCGGGATCATTCCCGTCAATGATCTTGTAGGCATACGCCTTGTTGTTTACTACCTTTAGAAAGTAGATAACCCCAGATACAGAGATCAGTATTCCGTCTGATGTGTTATACTTTACTGCCCTGTATGGATAAGCCCCTTGAAAGTTTCCACTCTGAATATCGTTAACGATAAATTCAGATTGCTCAGCACCAGCGAATATCGGGATGTTCCGTATACTTGGACGAGTTCTATTAACCCCTCCACGGAATGTTCTGTTTACAGATTCAGAAACATAGAACTCTGGCAGATATGATGGATGAGTATCGGCGTCTTGTGCTACGATACTTGTGAATCCATCAAATACTGATCCCTCTGTTGGCATTACTTCAGAATGTCAGGCCAAGTGGCTTTAATTCCTGCGAGATCATCGGGAAGAGGAGTCAGTGTTACATCGCGGAGTGCTTGCTTTGCAGCAATGATTTCAGCCTTCTTCGCTTCGTCATTAGCCTCAACTGCCTTCATAAAGTCGATGTCCAGTTTAGCGAGCTTCGGAGCGCGAGCAGAACGGAACTTATCAAGATGGATAGCCTTGGCTTTCTCGATGTTTACCTTTGCGCCAAGTTCAGCGTCAAATTTATATGCATTGAAGTAGTCGTTATCAATGTCAACTGAATCGACAATCTTGTATTCTACTCCTTCTGGAACATCTTTGATTGCGTCATTAACATCACTAGTAGGGATAACTACTGCTACTTGTCCGTTTGGTTGTGGATAGGTGATAAACATAAGATTAGTTTCCGAAGACTTGGATATAAATGAAAGACTGATCTGATCTTGCTCCAGCACTACCACCAACTGTTCCATGTCCTGTTCCAAATCTAAATTGCGATGTTGTTGGTGTTGCTTGAGGGCCACAAACATATGGAACTCCTCCAGATGAATATGTAATAATTGCTCCAGAGCAACAAATTCCAGAAACACTATAATTTGCATCTGCCATAGCAGTAGTAAAATTCACAGTATAATCACCAGTTCCATTCTTCGTAACGCTGGAAACATTGTAAGATGCTCTTGGAGTAATAGGTGTAGCAAGAGTCCCATCAAAATTTACCCATGCTTTAGCAATCTGCGTCTGCTCTGTAGTGCCAAGTTTTGCTGCGGTGACAGAACCATTTGCAATCTGCGTTGCTCCTACTGCGTTTGCTGGAATAACAGCACTCGTCAGTGAAGTTGCATCGTTAAAAGTAATACCTGCGGAGTCGATTGTTGTTGGCATATGTTATCCTTATTCTATTACTGAACAAAATCCATAAGTAGGGTCTGCACCTGCTCCTCCTGACCCATAGCAATTTATTGAAAATTGACTTGATGTGAATGTAGTTGTTGTTGTGCATGACCTTGCATCCGTTATTGCATTGACGCAATATTGTGCATCAACCATTGGTGTAGTCATGGTTATTGTAAATGATCCAAGAGAAGTTCTAAGCACACTCGTCACATTTCCACTTGAGCGAATAAGTCGATTGGTATTCGCTGTGCTTACTGCACCAGTAGTATCACGGGTTCCATCAAAGTTTACCCATGCGCGGCAAGCGTAGGCAGGAGCAGAACCAGTCGTAGTAGATAGCTTGGTAGCAGTCGTAGCGTTTCCAGTAACATTACCAGTCAGATTCGCAGTAATGCCAGAGGTAGTCAGCGTAGCGGCAGTAGTGCCATTGACCTTAAGATACCCTTGCGCGAGGGAACTATCGTTTTCGAGTGTGAGTGATGTTGCCATATGTTAGTATTTAATGCAGGGAAGGAGTGAAATATTTGCTGGACGGGTTTCTGCTCCCGTGCGTGGAGTGCCATTAGTTCCGTCTGTGGTAGCATTTCCAACAGCTACCGAGGTTACATTGCAAGCACCGCCACCGCCAAATGATGATCCGCCTGTGTTGATTACAACATTTGTTGGGGTTGCACTATGTCTATGCCCTTGCATGGCATCACCCTCTTTTGTTCCAAGAGTTCCAGAATAAGTAATTCCAGAGATTGTTTGTGATCCAGTTCCGCGAATGAAAACACCTTCCAAATCTGGTAAGGTTCCAGCAGCACCATAAGTAGTTCCAAGGATAGCGTAGAGTGCAGAAAAGTCAGTTGTTACGCCTTGAACAGTTCCAGCTCCATTTGGGACAGAATCACCATTGCAAAACAAAAACCCAGTTGGTGTAGTTGAAGTTGCAAAGTGATACACGCTTCCAGTTGGGACTGATCCATTCCCAATAAAGTTTGGACTTACGATTCCTGTTGTTCCGTTAATTGTTACTGGCATAATTTTTCTCCTTTATACTACTGTCCACGCTGATCCTGCTGGGACTGTGACGCTGATTCCAGAAGCTACTGAAATTGGCCCAGCGGTCAATGCGTTTTTGTTTGTGGTGATTGTGTAATTATCGGTAACGATAATATCGTTCTCAAAGAATACTCGGTTAGCTCCACCGCCTTTTGGTTGGTCGCTAACTCCTGTAATCACGGCTCCAGATACTACATTCCATCCAGAACCATTGTTCGCAATAACATCATATCCAGTAGCCCCCGTGGCTCCAGTAGCAGCTACGAACTTAATGAAGTCACCATTGGATTTAACACCAACGATACCAGAATATCCTGTAGCACCAGTTGCACCTTGCAGTTCTGGTAGGCTAAAAGGCTTTGTAGAACTCCCATCCTTCCAATTTATCAGAAGATTGGAATGCTGTAGAACCGATGTGGTTTCTGGTGATGGAAGAGTCTTTGTGCAGAAGGATGCCTCTTCAACAACTATCTTGTATGCCTCGTTTGTCGTTCCAAGCGGCTCGCACACATTTGGGTCGTTCGATTGGCAAGGAGGATATGAAGTGCAGCAACTCATGTTTTTGGTAGAAATTATTTAATGATTCAACTCTGTCAAGCGTTTTATACAACTGTCCAAACTCCACCAGATGGAACTGTCACAGTAACACCAGATGCAATTGTGATAGGGCCGAAACTACCAGCGTTAACTCCAACTGGAATAGAGTAAGATGTATTGACTGTCTGACCATTCTCCCAAAAGATTTCGTCCGTTCCTGCGCCCGTGGCTCCACCTCCTCCAGATGGGCCTGTCGCACCTGCTGGGCCTGTCGCGCCAGTAGAGCCGACTCCAGTAGCTCCCGTGGCCCCGTCGATTCCCGCAATGCCTGTTGCTCCCGTAGCTCCCACGCCAGTCGCGCCTGTGGCTCCGACCAAGCCAGAGCTAACAATAGCAAAGATTAAGTTCTGAGCGTCTGCAAATTGAGATGTTCCTCCAGAGATAACTGGAGTTACTGGAATCGTGATATAACTATTCAGAACAACTGTTGGAGTCGCAGAAATCTCCCAAGTCTGATAGTTGTTTGAATTGCCTTGGTCTTGGATTACAAACTTGTCTCCCGTCTTAAAGAGCGGGAAGAAAACATCAATGTCGTTTCCTAACGCATCAATGTGAGAAAGAGTAACAGTTGTTGAAGAAGTTTGTGTAAGGTTATTCCAGATGATTCTTCCATTAGCTGGAGTTCCAGATGTATTTACTGCATCAGCTTTGTAGTTGTAGAACGAAGCAGATTGCCCCGGCAAGCCTGTGGCTCCTTGAACGCCCGTTGCGCCAGTAGCCCCCGCGCCAGTCGCGCCGACTAAGCCAGTAGCTCCGATTGGGAATGGCCCAAGGTTATTCCAAACCGATCCATCCCAGCCATAGATGTCTCCAGTATCCAATACTTGGTATACATCACCAATAACATTTCCAGTATCGGGGAGGTTTGGGTAATCAATAACAGCACCTTTAGGAGTCAAAGATGGCCCCATCAATCCTGTTGCACCTGTGCTGCCCTGTAATCCCGTAGCCCCTGTGCTTCCAGTCAATCCTGTGGCTCCGACCAATCCAGTAGCACCTGTGCTGCCAACTAACCCTGTGGCCCCAGTAGCACCCGTCTCTCCGACTCCAGTAGCACCTGTGCTGCCGACTGGGCCTGTACTTCCCGTGCTGCCGACTAATCCAGTCGAACCTTGTTCTCCGACTGGCCCTGTGGCTCCTGTCCCACCGACAACGCCAGTCGAACCAGTTGCTCCAGAACCTGTGGCTCCAATATCTCCAGTCAAACCTGTAGCCCCGACTGGGCCTGTAGCTCCCGTGGCTCCTAGAGCAGCTAGTTGTGCTTGTCTAGCCCAATACGCTGCCCGTTCAGCAATTTGCCTTAGGGTATTGATGTCTGGGCCACCGCATGAAGAACTGTTATTGCAGGACATAATTTTATCGTTAACGATAGTTAGAGTTTAAGTCAAATGTTTTTATTGAGTATATTGGCTGTGCATGGCATCGCGGCCAATAACCGCGCCGAGGTTAATCCATCCATGCTGTGCGAAGACCTCGATCACCTGTAGAGGCATCCGTGATCTTGTAGGCCAGACTGTGTGCAGACCATTGTTACTCGCATCTAGGTCGATTGCCGCTGCCCATGCGTGTTTGCTTGGCTCTGAGCCGCCGCGCTGTGGTCTATTAACATAGCTTCCGAAGAACTTGTCGATACCTGCCGCGCTTCTTGAGTCTGGAGTTGGATAGATGTCTAGCAAGTCCTCAAAGATTTCCATCAGGCTTTCAGCGCACTTGGCGTGGATAGGAATCCCGCTGATCGTCTCTGGCCCGTCATACAGATACATCTTGTATGGAGGCTTGATTCGGACGATAGGAACTTTCCCCGGTTCTCCTAAGAACTCTGTGCAGGCTTTCGTGCTAGGCTTTGGCGAGATAGGAGGATTAGGAGACATGACAGCAAGGTGCTTCTTTAAAGCAGCCATACTCTTTGGCCCCCACCACCCGTCTGGCGTAACGCCAATACGGGCTTGCATACTCTGTATCTCGGC